ACTGTACACCTGATATCGTTCTTAAAAAATCAACCGCTTGACCTGGTATACTTAATGTGTTATCAACTGTAATTGTGTAATTTGATTCAACCAATGGTTCTCTACCTGTTAATATATTAACTGCTGTGGTTGTGTTACCATTAAGTGCGTCCAATATTCTCACACGACCATATGTATTTTTTTCAACATTTTGTGTTATTCTACTATAAACGGGTCCTTGTGGGTCATTTTTAATTAAACTAGTTGCAAACTTAACTAATTCAGATTCAGTTTCGTAATTTGAATTACTAATGATACCAAATAAACTTAAATCTGTTTGAACAAAACTTGGGTATAATTTTAAATTTACTGAACGAGGTAATGTGTTAATAATTTCACCAATAAAATATTCGTCAGGTTTATATATATTTGAGTTCTTTGGTATTGTTAAATCGTTACTTCTATTGGTGTCTACCTGACCTTGTAATAAATTAGGAATATCACTTAGATTTTGTTGAACATATGAACTATTTGTAAACGTTTGAGGTCCGTTAGGTTGTTGTAAGGTCTTACCTAATATATGGTTTCTAAACTGTTTTGTTGTATTAAAATCTAAATAACTCGGCATTTTTTATTTTATTATAAATAGGTTTAATACTATTTTTTACTGTTAGCTGCTAATTTTGGTGTGGTATAATCGTTCACATTCTTATCGGCCCATTCATTTATTGTTGTTGGATTCTTCAAAATTGATCTTCCTATATCATCCACATATCCAGGAATTGAACCAAACTTATGTTCATGAACCATAGTTGTGGTTTGTGGTGTCGTACTATTAGGTCCTTTTGATACTCTTTCCATTTCTTTATTAAGTGAATCTGTTATTTTTTTAACAGTCGCGTTTTGAGCACCATACACTTGAGTTAACATATCCAAATTCGCCAACTGTTCTTTAACCTGTGGTAAGTTTTTAAAATCTTCAACAGCCGCCGATATTTGTTCTTTATTACCCTCACTAAATAATCCTTTTTTATCTTTTAAAAATGTATCGGCATAACCTGACACATTTTTCATTGCATTAGCACCTATTTCATTTAAATTAAGACCCCCCTTTCCAGTTGCGGCACTTAAAGCTTGTATTTTTTGTAATGCCCACATCGCAGATACATCTCTTTCTATATTTTTAACCGATGTAACTTGGTCTCTAGCAATGTCCGCAGGACTCATAGCTTCAAATGCTTTTCTATTATCTTGTAATACTTCGATTTGTTTTTGTGTTAAATCTGATAGTGCAATTTTACTTTGACCTTGGAATTTATCTGATATTGATTGTGGTATTTCAATAATCATTTTACCATTATCCATTTTAGATAAATTGGTAATAAACTCTTTATCTTTTTCAGGTATGGTAAATCCTTTAGCCATCAATTCATTAGACGCTGATAACCTTTCTTGTGATGCAATCGCACCTCTTGTTAAGCTTTCATAAGAAATACCTAATTCGTCAGCCATTGCTTTTGCCCTTCTAATATTAATTCCTGTAATTTCAAATCTACCTTGTTGTTGATTATATGTTGCTAACGAACCTGATGCTTTAATAACCGCATCTTGTAAACCTTCCACGTTATTTGTGGCCATATACATTAACTTAAGTGGGTCATTAAAATCACCAATTGCACCACCTAAAACTTGTAAATTAGCCGTTAATGCTATTGCCTTTTCAGGGTCCATTACTTTATCGGCAATTGTAAAAGCGTCATTCATATCCATTCTAAATTCCTTCGCTCTTCTCGACATGGTTGCCAATCCTTCAATACCATCTTTAAATCCATATCTATTTAACTTCTCAATATTTTCTCTAATGTCTGTAATTGTCTTTTTAGCCACAAGTCCTAACGATAATGAATTCTTACCAGCTTGATTAATTGAATCAATAGCATTACCAGCACCAATTCCAACCTTTTCAAATTCGGTAAACGCTTTACCCATATCACCTAAACTACCAACGAAAGCTCTCGCAGAACTAAAACTTTTTGTTAATGTTTCAGAAGAAATTAAATTAAACCTACCAGATGACTCCATCATATCGGTCATCAATTCTGTCACTTGTGAAATACCATATCCCATTCTAATTGCAGCGGGATATGAATCCATCATTTCTCTTCTTAAACCTTCTGATAAATCACCACTAATTCCTATTTTTTCATTTACCGCAGTCCTAACATTATTTTCTAATGTTAATTGGTCTAACACTTCTTTTCCAGCTAATTTTATATCTTTGAATATATTGAGTCCGTTTCCAGCGACCTTACCCGCTAAATCAAATGGAGAAGTAACTTCATTATTATCATATGAAAAACTTTGTTTTACATCAAAAACACTTGTTATATTAGCAAATCCAGAAGATGATGAGGAAGATGATGAGGAAGATGATGACCTAGATGAAGTACTAGTTTGTTTTCCACCTAATTCTTTAAGTGCTAATTCAGATTCTTTTTTCCAATCACTAGCGTCGATTTTACCTATCTTATCAATAGCGTCATCTTTACTTTTTGCTTTAAGTACGTCACCAAGTTTACTCATACTAATAAATAGATTAATTAGGATTTTCTAACTCCAATGAGAAGTTAATATAATATCTTCTCACATATATGGGCATAGATAGGATATCACCATATGTAAACCCCTTTTTAATGAGGTATAAAATTTCGTCTAATTGATTTTTCTTATATTCCGTAGAAAGGTCGAAAAAACTCAACCCCAAATCCAATGTCAATTTGGACTATATCTCCTGATGGGGTGGTTACTGTTTGGGTTAAATCTAACCCTGGTTTATTTTCCTTAATAAATTTTCTAAATTCTTGTGAATCTTTAATCGGCATATTCTCAACAAAGTTCCTAATGTTCATTTGGTCTTTGTTACCTGCAACCGATTTAATCATAAATTCAAGTTGTTTTGTAACAATTGGAGCAACCCCATTTCCATTCCAACTCTCTTTTATATCTTCAATTTCCTTTTCTTGTTTTTGTGTTAAAAACTTAAAAGTGATATCTACTTTACTTTTTTCCATGTAATATTGATATTCACCATTACTATCTTCTTTCAAGTTAAAATCCTTCATCTTTAATTCAGATAAATCAATTTCAACTGTAAATTGTTCTTGTGTCTTTGAATCAGTCGTGGTTAAATTATAAGTTGAACCAAAACCAGTATTTCTTAAAAATATAAGAATGGCTTGTCTATCTTCATCTACAATATCATCGACTTGTAAATCCTTATCCAAAACCTTTCTTCTTAAAAGTTCATTGATAACACCGTTATTCGCAATTAAGTTTGGTGCAGAAAGAATATTTTCATCTGCAGCGGTTAAATAAGCAACTCTTACTGATTTCTTTTTGCTTGGGTAATGTATACCTCTACTTGGTAGTTCTACTACGTCGTACGCAATTGTTGGGTCTATTTTATATTCGTCCATAATATAAGTTTATACTATAACTATGATAAAGTAAAGTTTTTAAATAAAAAAACCGATACCCATTTATGGTATATCGGTTTCTTATATGAAAAACAATTATATTAATAAACTTGGATACAACGGTCCATTCTTAATGAAGCGTCAATTGTTGCCAAATCATCTCTTGAGTAATCTAAATCACCGAAGTTTAAACTTGTTAAGAAACAACCTTGTAAAATCCATTTTTCAACTACAACTCCCGTTGGGTCTAACATCTCCAATTCAATATCTTTCTTATAACCAGCAGCATATCCCATACGACCTGTAACTGATTCAGCGTGTAAACGGAACCACTCCATAAGTGCTTGAGAAGCTGAAGGACCAATTGGGTCTTTAAATTGAACTTTAATCTCTTCCCACTCAAATTGACCAGCAACATAAGTTTTTGTGTTCAAGAAAGGAATCTCAACTGATTTAATTTTAGCAGATGGTCTCGCTGTGGAGAATACATACCACTCATTTATTCCTAAAGATGATGGAAATCTTAGGATAAATCTATTTTTTCTTTTCGGTTCGTAAGGAACCGGCATTTTCATTAATAAATCTGCCATATTGTATTTGTTAAAGTTTTTAAGTTATTTACTTTCTTATAAATATATCTATATTGGAAAATAATTTTATTTTAAGTTTTTTATTGGAAATACTTGTTTATGTCAATTATTTTTCGTAGTTTTTTACAGGCTCCAGTATCTAGTTCCAGTTTAATACTCTCCTTTAATAATTTAATATTTCAATAATAAATACTAGTATATCTAGTTCCAGTATTCTGGGTATAATATAATAGTATAATTGTTATAAAATATGGTTCTACGTGGAGCATTAAAAAAGGGTACCATTTCTGATACCCTTCTTATTTTTATATATCTCCTTTTAGATTAGATATTGTCAAATGAAGCTCCTGTTGGAGTGATTACAAATTCCAAATCAATGAATTCTAAAGAACGAGTTGGTTTGATATAAATCTTACCTCTTAATGTGTTAGCATCGATGTCCTCTGGATCATTAGATACACTCACACGGAAGTCATACAAACCTCTTTCTTTCTTAATTGATTCCAAGATAG